GGAGAAAATGGGGTGTTTTAAGAAATAAAAGTCTTACGCGAGGGGTAAAAAAGGGGGTGGGGGGGCGAAATATCGCGCTGTGATCTGGGGTGCCCCTACCCCCCAACATCTTGTGGTGTGCCCTGCCACACCCCCTACCCATAGTGCCCCAGCGATGGTGGGACGCTCGATGTCCACCACCACAGGTTGTGGTGCCATGGTGCGCTCGCCTCTCGTTTCGCCCCTGTTTTTGTGGGGCTTTCAAGTCGCTCGCTGTTAGCATATGTGTTAGCAGATCCATGCCGAGCCCTATATATCAATGGTTTCTGGGCCTGAATCAGGGGATTCCTTATCCCCTGTTGCGTCTCGCTCGGCCCTAGCGCCGTGCATCCCAGTCAACATCTCCGGGCTGATCTGGGTCTGCATCATCACGCCAGCCACCTGGTGTTTGCTATGTGCCGCCCATTCGCTCGGAAAGCGCCTCTCAAGGACTTCCAGGGCTAATCTAGGGTTCTTGGCCATCCCTTGTCTTACAACGCCATACAGTTCATCCTGGGCGATTGCAGACGCACGCGCGAGCGACTCAGACATGTCGCCCCACTTCTTCTTCCACTCCGTCAACGTCCCCGCACTAATTCCAGCGAGTTGCGCTGCTCTACCCTCTGGCAATCCAATCGCTACGTTTCGGAGAATAGCCTCCACCGTATCACGGTTGTACCTGTTCGGTCCTCCCTTCTTCCTTCCGATGGTATCCTTGCCCCGATCCTCCATGCAACTTGCCGGGATAAGATCCTTCACATCCACCCTTGATGGGTCAGGAGTAACAATCAATGCCTTGGTTGCCGTCAGGGAATTGCCTGGTCTCTTCCTTGGCTTAACTCGCTTCTTTTTCTCTCCTTCACTCATGGTCAGAACTCCTCCGTTTAGGACATGGACAAAACTCTCCACCCCCTTTAGGGGGGAGGAGTTTTGTCTGTCCAACTTGGACATTATTGATGGACACATTAAATATTTTTGTCCAACTCATCATTATATCCCTCATATTCAGTGCTATCTAATGGACAAAACCTTTTGTCCAACATCACCCTTTCCACTCCAATCCACCTGATTGGTCAAAATGTATTGTCCCATGGTCCAACATCCCTTCAATCCGCCTCACAACGGTCCTTGAACTGACACCATTCTGGTCTGCCAACTGCCTCGCTAACCCGTTCTTAGTCAGCTTGCCGGGTTGCGCTTCGATGGCATCCTTGAACGCCTTAAACTCAATTTCCTTTGCCGGCCTACCGGGCTTCTTCTCTTCAGGTTGATAGTCTGAAGGCAACCAACATAGTCCTTCGGTGCTATGTTCCAGGTGAACATACTCATTACTGGTAGACCACTCATGGCTTAGACCAGACCGTTTCCCTCTCTTAGCCGCAGTTAGCCTGAAAATGCCCTCTGAGCCCCTTTCACCTTGCAAGACCATGATTGCCCTTGCCCAGTTGGTAAGGACGCTGGAACCTAATCCTGCGTACATTAAATCCGCGGTAGTAAAACCTCTGGTATCACTGCTGGTCTTAGGCTTGCCGGTGTGATGGATGATGTGGAAGAGGCATCCAGACTCTATTGCTAGTTCATCGATTAATCCTGTGAAATAACTGACATCCTCTGAAGAGTTGGGATCACCTCCCAGATAGCAGAGTAGTGGATCAATCCACACCATATCAGGTTGATACTCAGCAATCATCTTGCGTAGTTGAGCTATAAACTCTAACCCGGTGGAGTTGACCATTCTAACAATGGAAACCTTCTGCTGGATCTCATCGAAGCTCAGTTCAGGGTATTCTTGAGCCAGACCATACTTAACGCCTTGGATGGTTTCAGCTACATCACCGAAGTTGTTCTCGGCTTGGATGATTAGTGACTTGTAACATCCTTTAGGGTGGATCCCCATGAACGGCATACCTGTCGCCCAAGTCATTGCTGCTTGTAGGGTTAGGACTGACTTACCCAGACCACTGGACCCAACCCAGACACAACTACCTGACTTGGACAACCACCGGGAACCAAGCATGTTATCTGTATCCTTGCCGGCATCGAATGCCAGTAGATCATTCCAGTCCATTGCACCGGGTAGCCTGGGAGCATTTGGGTTCTCATATAAAGGCGCTGACTCCATTGCCTCGATGACCTGAGCACCAGTTGCCCCGGCCCTAACCCAATCATTAAGATCCTTGTGCTCTTCAGGTGTGGAGACTATGTGACAACGTGGATGCATTTCAGTTATATCATCCTGCCACTTCTCTGCTGCCTCATCGTTTTGAGTGAAGAGATACACCTTACTCTTTGGTGGGATTAACCCGTTAATCTTCTTGGCACCCTGCGCACCGCGGGTGATTAGTATTGAAGATATTGGCTGGATAGACTCAGCCCACTTCACTTTATCCATGAAGGCGAACGCATCCCACTGCGATTCAAAGACGAACACATGTTCAGTGTGGTCACCTATCCACCATGGTGCGGATTTTCCTCCTAATATCTTCCAACCCTTTTCCTTATGAAAAAGATGGGCACCGTCTGCCTTCCCGTTTGGCGTGGTACGGGGGTTATGTTGTACCGGGAATGCTAGTCGTCCCTGGACGATGCCCATGTGATTATTCTCATGCAACCAATCAACAAACTCAGGGGAGTAACCTCTCCACTCTGCGAGTTTGTTTCTCATTGCAGGCTTGAACGCATCGCGAGCCTCGGTCCAATCGATCCTTTTGGGAGGATCGATCAGGACCGGCCTCGCTTCTTCTGCTCCAGCCATTTGCTTAAATCGTTGGATAGCTTCTGTTTGGGATAAGTTAAGTGCTACCTGGATAAAATCGATTGCATCACCACCACCACAACCGGCGTGACACTTCCACTTCCATTGCCCTGACTCTTCCCATATGCCGAAGCTGGGATTCTTATCATCGTGAAAGGGGCAATTGGTACTCCTCTTGATGATGTCCCGTGTGTAACCGAGTTCGGTTACTACATCGGGTAAACTTAATTTACTCTTTAACTCAGCTATCTCCACGCCACACCTCTATTCCCGTAAAAGCACCTTGCTCATGGTCCACCTGTAACTTAACCAGGGCATAAGGGATATTACCCCGCTCCATATCAGCTACCACCTTCTCCCACATAACCCTTTGCCTTGGTCGATAGGGTAAAGTTAAGGGGTACAACCTTTTAGCTTCCGCTTGTTCTACTGTTATTGTCTCCATCTACTAACTCCTTATATAAAGTTCTGAAGGCTACCTCGCAGGTGTCAGGCACCACCCCATTACCTAAAAGCCTCAACCGATCCACTCGGTTGGCAGTTGGGTCCAGCCCACTGGTAACCCCATCAGTTGCTCCACCCAATCTGAAGACAACACGGGGTTCTTCCCATTCGTGCTGGGGTTCTCCCTTGAGTGCGGGCCAAGGAGTTCCTCCGCAATTGCACCCACCAATCTGTCCCTTCGGTTGCGATGAGTCCCGTCCGGGTTCACTGCATCCAGTTTGCACCCCAAGGTGTCCTTCCAATCTCTGGCTTTTACTGTTGGCCAATTCAAATTGTGCCCGTTCTCCGATTTCTCCACGCGACACTCTACTACGGCAGTCGTCGGTAGGGACGGGCGGCCCTTCATTTCTCCTTGCAAGGATAAAGACTCTTTTTCTTTGGTGCGGTGCGCCGCATTCAGACGCACTGAATACTCCTGCCGTCGCCCTATAACCCACTCTTTCCAACTCTCTAATGACATGGAGCAGAACGGGGGTTCCGGCTGGGTCGCTCCACTCGTCTCCTTTGAGCTTGGCACTGATGATTCCTTCCACGTTTTCAAGGAAGACGATTCTTGGCTGAATAGTTCGTATTGCATTTTTTATGTATGGGAAGAGGTGTCTTGGGTCTTCGTCGCCTTCCCGCTTTCCTGCGGAGGAGAAAGGTTGGCAGGGAAAACCCCCTGATAAGATAGAAACGCCTTTTGGAATGCAGTCCAGCGGGAGGGTTTTAAGATCCGTCCAAATAGGTGCTGGATCCAATTGTCCCGCTTCCATTTTCGCAACCAGGTTCGCGACTGCGTAGGCTTCGATCTCGCTAACAAGGATTGTTCGCAGAGTTGGCAGGCATCGTTTAAGTCCGATGTCGATCCCTCCGTATCCAGCACACAATGAGATGTGTGTAATTGCTTTGGCA